GCCCTTCTGGTTGCCCAAGAACTGGACAGGCTGGACAAGGCAATCAAAGAAAACAATTCAAACATTGCCTTGGCTGAATCCATGATTGAGCCGCAGGAAAAGTGGTGGGGTAGAAACTAAAATGAAATTGAAATCCTCAAGCCCTACAAAAAAATTTGAATTGCTGTGGAGGGCAATGAATGGGCAAGAGCTAATTAAGGAGCATAGGTTCCACCCAACAAGAAAGTGGAGGGTGGACTTCTGGCACAACTCTGGTGTGGCCATCGAGATCGAGGGTGGTGTATGGACAGGAGGACGGCACACTAGGGGCAAGGGATTCATTGCAGACATGGAAAAATATAATGCCTTGGCAGAGAGAGGCATTCTTGTTTTTAGAATACCCGGCCACCAAATCAACCTTCAATGGCTTGCCCCTATCTACGACACTATCCAAAGGGGTGGCTCCATGTCCTATCTTAAACTTCTAAAGAGGATTGAAGATGCCAGCATTTAATGAGGAATACATGAGGGAAGAGGATGACATGAGGAGGCAAGCTGTCTCTGATTGGAAGGAGAGGGTTCTGCAAGTTGAGGAGCCTTTAACCAAAAGCCAGGAGCAGAAGGAGGCAGAGGCCGAGGCTTTCAACAAGGAGTGCCTTGAGAAGTTCATTGAGATGGCTCACAACAACCCAGAGTGGCATTTAAGAATTATGGCCAAGGAGCTTGAGAAAGAAACCTTCTTTCACCTAAACAAGATTCCCTATGAACCAAGCTATATAAATGGGCTTCCTGGTTATTGGGAATACAGACAACAAAATGCAGAGCATTGGATTTTAGATAAAAGGAAAAGACTTCCAGATGAATAACCAAAAAGAAAGGAACACACAATGAGTGAAACACAATTAGCAACAATCAACAATGGGGTTGCCCAGCATATTCGCCAAGCAACTGATGTGGCTGGAGCCTGTCGAGAAATCGTCAAGGCCACAGCCCAGAGGATTGGCAATAAGGATTATGTGAAGGTGGAGGGCTGGCAATCCATAGCAGTAGCCCATGGATGTGTGGCCTCTGCCAAAGATGTGGAGAGAGTTGAGGGTGGCTGGCGTTGCATTGGTGAAGTCAGAAGGATGGACAATGGCCAGGTTATCTCAACAGCAGAGGGCTTCTTGGGTGATGATGAGGAGATGTGGGCAAAGAGACCCACCTATGCTCGCAGGGCAATGTGCCAGACTAGGGCAATCAGCAGGGCTTGTCGTTCTGCTTTTGCCCATGTGGTGGTTCTCATTGACCGCAACCTATCAACCACACCAGCCGAGGAAGTTCCTATGGGTGGCTTTGAGGAGGCAAGGCAACTGAACACAGACAAATATGAGGAGCCATCCAAGGCAGAGATCAAGGAGATCACAGCAAAGCTGGTTGAGGAAAAGACAACTAAAGATTCTGAAATTAAGGACATGGTGGTTGGCTTTGGAAAATATAAAGGCCAGACCGTGAGGCAGATTGCCAGATCGTCTGAAGGATTTTCATGGCTGATGTGGCTGACTGAACAGCCCATGAAGAATGCACCAGATGGACAGCCCTATAAGAAGGATGTCCAGCTTCGGGCAGTAATTAAAGCAGTTATTGACGAGGATAAAAAAGATGACATCCCCTTCTGACTGTGCCCTAAATCAAATCGATAGGTCTTTGTCTGCCTTGGCCAACACGGTGGCAAAGAAAGAGAGGGAAGCCTGTGCAGAGCTTGTTCAATCCATGGCTGATGCAGAGGATGACCAGGTAAGGAAAGACCTTCTCAATGATGTGGCAACAGCAATCAGAAGGATGCCAAATGCCAAGTATTAACATTGAGATTCCCAAAACCAAGTTCGGACTAATTGAATGGAGGAACACAAATGATAAGCCGCAGGAAAATGATAGATGCCTTGTTGTTGTTGGAATCAGCGTTATGGTGGCTCGCTTCCACCGCAATGAATTTTATATGGACAACTGGACAAGGGCTAAAGCAGTTCGTTGGTGGTCGCCCTGGCCAAAGGCTCCTCTCACATAAGGAGATTTATGCGGGAAACCTTTTCAAGTATTGGGCAAACTATGGTAGGCGTGGGGCTCCTGGTGGGCTTTATATTGGCCGGGTTGGTCGGTATAATTCTGCTAGGGGTGTCCGGGTTGGGCAAGATTAGGAGGTTCTTCAATGAGCGTTAAGAGATTAACTTACTTAAAACAACTGCTTCGCTACACCACAGCAAGGCTTAAAGAGATGAGAAAAGATTGGAGCCATGCACAGGAAAAAAACTACAAGGACATCTTGGCTCATGCAGACTTGGCAGAGGTGATGGCCAAGGAGCTTTTGGATAGGGCAAAGAAATACCAGAAGCGTGACTTGGAGAGCGGTAAAAAGTGAAGTTGCACTGGCTTAAGTTTTACCCTGGCGATTGGCTTTCTGATGAAGCCTTAAGGGGCTGTTCCCCTGCGGCTAGGGGGCTGTGGGTTGATATGCTTTGCCTCATGGCCAAAAGCAAAAAGCACGGCTACCTAATGGCTGGTGATAGGCCAATGGGGGCTGAACACATTGCCAGAATCTTTGGGGAAAGCCTTGAAAGGACATCAGAGCTTCTGGTTGAGCTTGCACAAGCTGGCGTCTATTCTGTGGAGCAAGACACCATCTTTTCACGCAGAATGGTAAAGGATGAAGCAGGGCGTAAGTCCAACAGGCACAGGGTGTTAAAGTTTAGAAATGGCCATGTAATGCAAGTGAAACGTGAATGTAATGCTAATGTAATGCCGCAGAGACTAGAGGCTAGAGGCCAGAGGCTAGATATTAAGAGAGAGAGGACGCAGGAGCGTCCAACTCTCGCACAATGGTCTGAATATGCAAAGAGCATTGGATGGCAAGGCAAGGATGTGCAGGGAGCCTTTGATCACTATGAAGCCAATGGCTGGAAAGTTGGGGGCAAAGCCCCTGTAAAGAATTGGCAAGCCGCCGCAAGGAATTGCTTCAGACGGAATGGCAACCACACTCAAAAGCAACAAGAGAAAAAAGAATCACAAGACTTTTTAAGTGGAAGAGCTTGGGAACCATCAGATTATTGGGTTAGAAGAGGTTATGGAACCCACGAACAATGGTATGAGGCCGGGAGGCCATCTAAGTCAGACCTAGAATATTATGAGGCAGGAATCGCAGAATGGCCTACTCATCTAAAAAAATTCTGCACGAAAGGAAATAAAAATGGAACCATATAAACAAAAAATAAACTTAACCCCATACGAAAGAGATATTTTTTGCGGAATATGCTCCGAGCTTGGCGGAGTTTTCAAGGAAAAGGCAAAAAGGGGAGACCCAAAAAGGTTTAGAACAAAAGGAGTCATCAACTATTCACTCTACGGACTTATTCACGGATCATGGACAGGTAGAGACAGAGATAACGTAAATTATAGCATGGCAAATGAACAGCATCCTTTGATTGAATTGCTTAAAAAAGTTTTGAGTGATAAGCAATGGGAAGAGTTTTTATTTCATCAAAAAATGTCTCCACTTGAATATCATCAAACCAGAAACGAAACTTGGAATAAAAAGGAGCTAGAAGTTAAATGAGCCTACTCAAATCATTTGAAAGAACTGTGGATCGGGGTTTTGTGCCATATCGCAAAATCCAACCTGAATACAAATCGCTGGCCGATCAAGCAATGGAATTTGAAAAGGCGGTAACTATGCCAAAGCGAATCCAAGAGCTTGAGGAGCGGATCAAAGAGCTTGAATCAAGCCTTTCGATTATGCGACAGGCTAGGGAAAACGACCCGGTAAAGGCTTATCTTGAACCTCTTTGTTCGAGAATAGCCCAAATTGAAGCGCAAATAGGGCTAGAAAAGGCTCAAACCAAGGAACCGATAGATTTGCCACAAATCATCGTTCCGCACGAATTAAGGGTTCTTAAGGGCAAATATGGCAAGTGCAACAACCGCAAAATCGAGGTAGTGCAAAAGCGTTGGGCTTTGTGGAAAGTCCAGTATGAGGCGGGAATACCCCTAGCGGCGATTGCTAGGGCTTGGGGATGCGATCACGGCTCTATCTGCCACGCAAAAAAGCAGGGGTGGAATCCGAGCAAACAGGCACGGCACAACTACCCGAACAAAAGAAAGTCGGTAAAGCGATGAGCTTCTTTGCCGCCGAACAACTGGCGATGCCGTTCATAGAGGCAAAAGAGACCCATCACCCGATCAAGCCCATTGGATCAAAACAATGCCAGCAAGTCTTGTCGCACTTGCAGAGCGGGAAACCGATCACGGCGCTTGAGGCGTTGAGGCTTTACGGAATCTTTCGTTTGGCCTCTCGCATTCATGACCTGAAAAAGGCGGGTATGACCATCCAAAGCCGGGACATTCAGACGGAGAACGGCAAGAAGGTGGCCCAATACTATCTTTGAACAAGATTCAACCAGCCTTTGACAGGGGCTTAACAAAGCCTAAAGAAATCCCAAATGCAGACTGCACCCATAGAGAGTTCCCAGGCAAGGGCAGAAAGGCTCCTGGCCTCTATATGCCCAGAGATTAAGAAGGTGACTGCTGGCGGCCGTTCCCATGAAAGAATCAAGATGCTACGCCAGGTCATTGAGAGGCTGATTTTAGAGGAAATCCCTACTGCTGTGATAGCCAAGACCCTCAAGATGGAGCAACCAGTAGTCCAATATCACGCCAGGTGGTTA